CAGATGACTGGACTGCACCAGATTTAAGTCAATATGGTGAAGAAGTAGTTGACCCTGAGATAATCACATAAATAACTTTAGCAAAAAACCTCTAAAAAGATGGCAAAACAAGCACTAGATCTTGGAACCACTGCGAATGATAACACAGGTGATACCCTGAGAGCTGGTGGCGACAAGATTAATGACAATTTTAACGAATTATATACTGCCTTAGGAAACGGTACCACATTAACGGTAAATACTACTAACCCTGCATCTGGTCAGGTATTACGTTATGATGGATCATCTTTCATCCCCTCTGATTATTCAAACCTTACATCTGCCCTTAATGTAAATGGAAATTCTATCGTATCCTCAAGTAATGGAAACATTGCTATCGCTCCCAACGGAACTGGAAGTCTTACTATTGGTCATGGTTCCATTACTAGCACTTTCAATGGCTCTACTGGTGAGGTGGACTTACCGACCACAGTAAAGTATAAAAACGAATATTCTTCTCTCGCTGCTGCTCCTGCTGCAGCGACATATACTGGTTATTTCTTCACAGTTGATGGTGATGATAAGCCATACGTAAATATTAATATAACCGCAGGTGGTGTTGGAGATACTAGAGCAGCACTACTAACACAATATTCTGGTATTGATGATTTAGCAAACGTTGATGTCACAACTACTGCACCAAATTTAAACCAAACTTTAAAATGGAATGGAACTAACTGGGTTCCTGCTGATGATAATGCAGGTGTTAGTTCTGTTAATTTGTTTGCTACAGTTGCAGGTGATTCAGGATCTACAACTGCTGACAGTCAGACTGATACATTAACAATCGCAGGTGGAACAAATATTACCACTGCAGTTTCAGGAGACACAGTCACAGTCAACTTTTCTGGTACTTTAACTACTACGTTAGCAGCTTTAACTGATACTAACACAGCTGGTATAACTCAGGGTGATTCATTATTCTATAATGGATCTTCGTGGGTGGTCACAAGAAGTCCTATAATATGGTATGAAATAGGTGCACCTGTAGAAGATGCAAGTAGTGATTTCTTAATATCAGGTCCTGGTCTTACAGGAGAAGTTAGAGACCCAACTTTATATGTGCATAGAGGTTTTACTTATGCATTTGATAATAGTGTTGAAGGTGGAGGACATCCATTTAGAATACAATCTTCTCAGGGTTTGACTGGAACTCCCTATACTACTGGACAATCTGGTAGTGGAACTACTATATTATATTGGACTGTTCCTTTAGACGCTCCTGCAACGCTGTATTATCAGTGTACACTCCATGCTGCAATGCAAGGAACTATAAACGTTGTAACATAACATAAATGGCAAGAACCGTTCCAGGTACTGGTGCTGACATTGAACCTATTTTTGACGAAACGTTTGGTGTCCGTGCTGTAAGAGTTGTAGAAGGTGGGTCTGGATATACTCAGGCAGATCCACCTAGACTTACTGTGACTGGTTGTGGAACTCCAACAAGAGAGGCAATATTATATCCAATTATAGATGAAGATTCGGGACAGATAATTCACGTTCGTGTTCTTGATAGAGGTTTAGGTTATGATCCATTAAGAGTACAAATTATTCCTGAACAGGAAACTCCTAATGTTGTAAATTCTTTTAATTTCACAAGGATATTTCAATCTCATCCAAATAGTGCTACCACTGCAACATTTGGAACTACTGGAACTCCAGCTAAGTTAACAGATAGATTAACTATCGTATCAGATAATCATCCTAAGCCATCACAGGTTTATGCTAATGAAAGGCAACCTGGTGGTTCAGGAGACATTCTAGATAGAACCTTTAATCAAACTTTTATCTACAGAGGTGGTAAAGATGTTCCTAATCCAGGCACTAGAGAGTTTCAAAGAAATAAATCACTCGGTATATTAGCAAATGGTGGTCTTTTACATACACCAGAATGGGGTAGTACAGTTGGTGGAGCACCTACAAACTTTGCTATTGATACAGTCAAATATGATTATGTAAAAAATACCAGTGCAAATGATACTATAATTCATAATAATGTACATTATTATCAAACAAGTAAAACTATAGATGAGTTTGATGATGCTAACGGTGTATTTGAATGGGGTAATCAAGAATTATTTTTCTGGAAAGTCAAGGTAGAGTTTGATAATATTTTACTTAATGTGACTAATGTGGATGAAACATTAGGACAAGTAGAAGTTGGTAGAATTGTTGATGAGGTTAGTGGTACAGGTAGAGGTATAATTTCAAAGATAGTTAAGGATAGTCAAAATGTTGTAACAAGAATATATCTAAGAAGTCTTACAGGAGATGCGTTTTCACAAGATGATCTATGTCTAGGATCAAATGGATTTTCATTTAAAATAAGTGCTGCACCAATAACGTTCCCAAATGGTATTTTCTATATTGAATTTGGTGAAGAGGCACATGAGTTTGGTGCTTTTACACCAGGTGTATATTACTTCTCTCCAGAAAATATAAAAGTACAAAAAAATTATGTAATTATATGGGATCAATCTGATTCAACAAATCAACATGATCATGGTTCTGGTGCACATCCTATGAGATTTTCTACGACTGCAGATGGCACACTAAATGGTGGTACGTTATATTACAACAGCACAGGTGCTTCTGGTGCATATGCTGCAGATTATGAAAATTCATTCCAACCGATATTCATAATGAATGGGGATGAGACACAAAAAATATATTATTATTGTGGTAATCATAGATATATGTCTGGATATACAGGTGATGAAGGATATATGATTCTTGATACCTCACATGAGGAAGAGGAAGAAGAAGAAAATATGAACACTTACTATGTTGAGGGATTTTTTGGAACTGCTGCAGCAGGAACATTAGATTACTCAAGATATGCAAATGGACATTCTAGAATTTTAGGTATGTCATTTGATGGATATCCTATTTACGGACCTTATGGAAAAATTGGCAATACTATTGCAAGAGAAAAATCAGGTTATAGACTAAGGACAGTTCCTGAATTGCAAGGTGCTAGACCTATAGTCACTACAACTGGCACAGTGACTTATGCTGTAACAATGTCAAATAATAAATTTTTATTTGATGGAGCATCTCCTACATTCTTAACTTTAGACAGAGGAAAAACATATATCTTTAATCAGTTAGATTCATCTAATGCTCCATCTAATCATATCTTTATATCTTCAACAGATGACGGTTGGCATGCAGGTTTAGTTGGTGATACAAATTATCTTTTTTCAGGACAGGGAGTAGAATATTGGATTGATGGTTCACAAAGACCATATCAAACTTATGTAAGTTTATTTAATACTGCTACTACACAAAGAGAAGTGCGTTTTACAGTTCCTGTAGATTCACCTGGTCTTTTATATATTTTTGCTTATGTGACTGCAGGTGCAGGATTAAGATTAGTCACTAGAGGTTATCAATTAGGTGATCTTGTAGATGATTATATCTTTGATGAGTCAGATTCATGGGCATCAGGAGCAAGTTATGTTCAGTATGATACTGTAAGAAACGCAGGATATATCTACGAAGCAACTGCATCAATCAGTTCAGGTGGCACTGCACCTACGCATACAAGTGGTACTGTAAGTAATTGGAAATATCTAGCAGTTGTAGGAACCTTAGATTATTATAATGGTAGATTTTCTACCACACCAGAGTATCCAAATGGAACTTATGCATATTATATGACTGAGGATGCCACAGGTGCTCCACAATATCCTTATGCTATAGGTCCCAAATATTATGGTGTGCCTTTATTTGAAGGTGATACTGTTCCTCCTTTAACAACTAATTTCCCAGAGGGTGCTGAGGCAGAAGTTGTTCTAAGCACAACTAATGCAGGACAACTTGATTATATTAGAATGACTAAGTTTGGTGATAATTACTTCGGTCCTGCACAAGCAAGAATTTTAGGTGGTCAAGGTACTGGTGCTTTGGGTAGTCCTGTAGTGCAGACAGTGACAGGTTTATCACTATTAAACTCAGGTAGAAATTATGCTACTCCTCCAACACTTATCTTTGAAGGTGGCGGTGGACAGGGTGCACAAGGTGCTGCTGAAATAGACATCTTAGGAAAAGTCACAAATGTCAATATTGTAAATCCAGGTGAATTTTATCAAGAACCTCCTTATATTCTTATCACTGGTGGTGGAGGTATCGGTGCAAAAGCAGTAGCAACTATATCTCAAGGTGCTATTACAGGTATAACTGTTACTGAACCAGGTGTAGGATATACTTCTGTACCTAATGTTATCTTTACAAAATTAGTACAATTAAAACGTAAAACAAGAGCAAGACAGGCATTTAACTCTTCTGCAATTTACTTAACTGGATTAATTAAGAGTGTCACTGCTAGTGATTCAGACATTTATGTTGACTCTACTGATGCATATCCTGGTTCTGGTTCAATTATTCTTAATAGAGAGACAATAAGTTATACTTCTAA